GACGGACGTGGTTTACCCCGCAGTGACTGAAAGTGGCCCGCCGCTGACTTCTTCGGCGTCGTCCTCGCGCTGTATGCGCTCTTTCGTGGTTTCGTATTTGCCAGCCCACAGAGCTGTGCGCGGGTCGTTCAAAACGAACGGTTCAGCCTCGACCAATGCCGCCCACAAAAGCAGATCGGGAGCGTTCTCGGTGAACCAGTTGGTCTGATTCCCGGTGCCCAAAGCCGCCAGCCGCTTGTAATAGACGCCCTTGAGCGTGTAGCCGCTGTCCGGGTACGGGCCGAAGATGAAGTTGTCAGCCTGGCGCGCGAAGAACTTGGGCTTTCCGTCTGCGTTGCGGGTCGGGTACTTGTCAAAAATCCAATCAGCGGTTTTGCGCTGCAGCTTTTGAACAGGTGTGCCGTCGATGTAGGCAAACTTCATCTCCACATATCCCGATGGCACCGCCACCACGCCCGAGGAAATGGATTCACTCAGGGCGGTCTCCATGGCCCGGATGCGCAGATCCCGGTAAATCCGCAGTTCTCCGAAACGGATGAATTCCGGGATGCTGTCGGTCAGGTCGCTTCGCTTGATCCAGCTTGCAACGGATGCCGCCAGTTGGTCATAGGTGGCAATGGTCATGCCCACCTCTGATGACGGGTGGTGAACACCTTTTTATCGGTGGTCATGAACTTGCCCTGCTCGGACTGCAAGAACACCAAGGCCCGGCGCATTTCGTCACGGTCCGGTGAAAGCAAGTCGTATCCCATGTTTTTCAGGGCTAAGACGTGCTCCATGGGGACGCTGGCGGCAAGCGTGAGGGATTGCCCCTTGCTTCCGATCACCACTGGCCCTCTGGCGCGAAGCTGCGCGTTCTGCTCAAACGTCGGCTCTACGTCGTAGGTCGTCTTTGTGATGATCTTTCCGTCTTGGACGGTCTTGGACTCGCTCAACAGCATCAGTCCACTCCGATGAAGGAGACGCTGTAGGTGATCGAGTCGGCGTCGGCGTGCGTGGCCGTGACGGACACCGCAGCGGGCAGCATGTCCTTTGCAATCGTGTTGGCGGCAGCGGACAACTGCGGGTGAACACGCAACACCGTCAGGCCGGTGGACGTGATCGCCGCACTGGTCAAGATGGTGTAGGACGCACCGGACACCGGGTCTTGTCCGCTGATCGTGAACACGACCGAAGGCGTCGCAGCGGTCGCGGTGACGTTGATGAAGAACAGCCCGCCACATGAGCCGGTGTTGAAGGTTGCCGTTGCGGTCGCCGTGCGTGCAGCACTGGCGAAAATCGGCTGAAATTCTTTTTCGGATGCTCTGGACATACGCCCTCCAAATGAAAAAGGGGAGCCGAAGCCCCCCTCTTTGAGTTACGTCAGACGGACGGTCAGTAGTCGCCCAGGTTGACCCACGTCACCGTGATGGTTCCGCTGATGGTCTGGGTTGCATCGCCATCCACATCGGTGGTTGTGGCGTAGGCCGTATTCAGGTACATGGCCTTTGCAGTCCCCGTGCCGTCAAAGTGGGCAGAAGCCGCCAAAGCAGCGCCTACCGCAGTACCGGCTACGTTGACCGTTGCCGATGACGTGAAAGCCGTCGAAGGCAACAGGTCAACCATCGTGCTTTCCAGGGTCGTGCTGGATGCCGTGGCGGTGCCCAAGGCAATCGCGCCGGTCGAACTTGCGTTCAGCGTGCTGGCCAGTGCGCTGGTGGTCTTCTGCTGAAGGCGTGCCGTGGTCCCGAGAACCAAGATTCGACCTTCTGGGAAGGTGTAGAGCTTGGTGCCCTGGTACTCGGTGCCGTTGACAACCGTCTGTGCAACGTTGTCCAAGGTCAGGACGGTTTGACAGATCCCGCCGATTTGCCAGTGTTTGGCTTTGACGGTCGAAACCGCCACGCTACCAACACTGTCCGGCGTGTCCGTCAGGCGCATCCCGCCTTCTGTGGTTTGGATGATCTTTGATCCCATGGTCTTTCCTTTTAAAGCGAGAGGGCCGAAGCCCCCTCAAAGCGAGAGGGCCGAAGCCCCCTCAGGTTGATCAGGAAGTGGCCAGGTCGTAGACCGCGCCGTGGGCCTTCTCGTTGCACACCTCAAGCGTGTACTCCACGAGAATCTGCTTGCGGATGCTGTCACCGGTCACCGCCAAATCTTTGGTTTGGAAATTGCGCAGCGGGGCAAACTTGGCATAGTCCGGATCAACGAAGAAGATCGTTCCGGCAGGCATCTGGCGGCAAGGCAGCATGCGGACTTCAGTGCCCAGCGGGTCAATGTAGATTTCGACGTTGTTGGTCACTTTGCGTTTGTCGCCGTCGCTGGTCTTGGAAGACGAACCGCTGAAAGCCGCAACCTTGCGCTTCTGAAAGCTGTTCATCACGCCCAGGCTCGGGGTGCCACCGTTGTCCCAGCAAAGGGCCAGAGCGGTTTCGAAGTGCGATTCCTGCAGCGCCCGTGCCGTGCCCGTGGTGTAGGTGTCCGAGCCGTTGCCGGTGGCAGCAGTGCCGTCGCTGGCCTTGCTGATATTGGTCTTCACGTAGCACGACAGACCGGCAGACTTGCGGGCGGTGCTGGAATTGCCAGCCACATAGGCCACGTTCTGGAGCAGTACGGTTTCAACGTCGCGCTTCAGCTCCTTCATGCGGTCTTCCATCTGGAGGGCCATTTCCGAAGAACGTCCAGCCTTGTTGACCGCTTCCTGCGTGCCGGTGACGCGGGCCACCTTGTCAGAGATCTGGGTGTAGTTGTAAACACGGGTGTTGGCCGTGCTGGCGTCGGTGGTGGCGTCGTCACCTTCCAGAACAGCATTTGAGCCGCTGGCAGCGGTCAGCGCACGGGTTTGCCATTCGTGCTTGGTGCTGGTGGACTTGCCCTTGGGGAGCGCCGTCAGAAACGGGGTTTCCGTGGGGGTCACGTCATAGATGATATCGCTCAGGTCTTCGCGGTTGCCTACGCTGTCGTAGGTGGTGAAAGTGTCGGATGGCAGTCCCATGGTGTACCTCTAAATAGAAAAATTGGTTAAGCCCGGCCAGTGGCAAGCAAATAGGCTGCAATGCCCGACTTACCACCGGAGTTCTTGATGGATGCGCGAATGTTTTTCAGTTGCGCGCTGGGGCCGTCCTGCTGGGCTTGGCCCGGCTTGACGATCTTTGGCGCCGTGCGAACGCGGTTCTCAATCTCAGGCTTTTTGGCCTGCAACTGATCGAACAACATGGCCTTATGCAAGGCCGCGACAAGGTGAGCGCTGACCATCGGGCCATTGGAAACGGCCTCGACCACCTCAGCAGGCATTCCGCTTTGGATCGCCCATTGCCGCACTGCGGTAGATTCCTTGTGGAAAACCTGCGGGTCTTTCCAGGCGGGGACCAAGTCCACCAGCTTGGCGGCTTCTTGTGCCGTGCGCTGCTGGGTCGCGTGTGCGGTTCGCTGTTGTTCCTGCGCTTTCGCTTGATCAACCGTGGCAAATACCTGGTTGATCTGGCTTTCGCGGCGCTTGTATTCCTGCTGAAGCGCAGCCCATTGGCCGGGGTCAGTTGCGCGGAGGGTGTTCCAATCGACCGACTGGTATTCCCTCAAAAGCTCCTGAGCGGCTGTCTGTGCCAGCGCGTCAACCTGCTGCAAACGCTGTTGCGCAAACTGATTCGCTTCTTGCATGCGAGCTTCTGCGGCTTTGTGGGCCTCAGCTACTGCGCGTGCCTTGTTGTCGATGTGCCCCTGAAGTTGGTAGGACTTCAGCAAGTCTTGGAGCTTGGCAGTGCCCTCCGTGCCGTCGATCTTGGTCTTGACCTTGATGGTTCCGTCTTCGTCAACGTCAACGGAATCGGCGTCAATACCCAGATACTTTGCGACATCGGCGGTCGTGATCTGCGGCCCCTCGTCTTGCTGATCGCCATCGCGGCCAGGCTCAACGGGTTTTTCTGCTGCTTGTGCAGGCGCTGGCGCGGTCTGGTCCTGTGCGGACTGTTCCGGGGCCGGTGCCTTGGGTGCTGGCGTGTCCTCAGCAGCCAGGAAACGCTGGATGCGTTCTTGCGTACTTGCGCCCTCGGAAGGGGTAGGGTTCTGCTCGTCGCTCAAAGTGATAACTCCTGCGGTCGTCTCTCGACGATGCGCTTTGCCCCAAACAAAAAGCACCCGAAGGCGCCTATCTCACGGGGGGGCTGTTCCCGCGCTATCTCATGAACCGCAAAATTCCTTTCTTGCGTTCGATTTCTGTCATCTGGATCTCTGCAATGTCGCCATCGTCGATCTTTCGCGTGATCTCACGCTTGATGGCCTGCAATAGCTGCTGGCTGATCACGATGCGCTGGGCTTTGTCCTTGTCGTCCGGGTTGCAGGACAGAGCAGAGGTGTGCAGGTAGCCCTCAACAGCCGCAAAGGCCTCTTGGAAATGCCTGTTTTCCAGCAGTTGCTTTGCTTCTGCCCGAATGATCTGGCGTTGTTCGTAGTCCATCACATCCCCTGCATTCCGGCAGCGATGCCGGGCGCCGCAATGTCTCGCGGCATGTTGGCAATCATCAACTGAACCTCAGCCTTCATCGCTTCGATGGCTTCGCGACTGGCGCGGTCCTTGTCGGCTTGCGCGTTTTCAAATTGGAGCTTCAGGCCGTCGATCTGTTGCTTGTACTGCTCCTGCAGTTGCTTGATCTGCATGGCAAATTGGCCCTTGACCTGTTCGGCCTCTGCCAACGGGTTTCCAGGGCCTTGCCCGCGCTGCTGCTGCATCTGCTGGTACTGCGGACTCGCCGGGGACATGACGTATTTTTCTGGCATGTCAAAGCCCATCGTTTTCGCCAAGTCCTCGAACAATGAGAATGCCTGCGCAGGCCCGACAAGCCCGAAGGCACCGCCTAGCTGCTGCTGTAGCTGGGCCACCAGCATGAGCTTTTCGCGCTTCTGTTCCTCGTTGCCGGTGCCCAGGCCGACACGTACGGTCAGGTCGGTGCGTTCCCGCCATTCCTGCGGGTTGACGTTGGTCCAACTGCCGCGCAGGCGAACCATGCGGGGCTTGTCCTGGTGCCGACACAAAAGGCCGTGGACCTGCATCACCAGTTCCTTCACGCCTGTTTCGGCAATCAGGCGGGTGATCATCTCGATCTTCTGACTGGCGCGGTTCAGGTTCTCCATGAAAGCGCCCTTGGTGGACTCTTTCAACACATCGGGGTCCATTCCGGTGCTGGCCTTGGTCAGTCCGGTGCGGCCTTCCTTCACGCGGTCGAAGTAGTCCACCACCGGGAGGATCTGCCCGATGATCGGCGTTGCCTGCACAGCCTCAGCGGCACCAGAGACGGGCATATCACCCTTGACGCGCTTCACACCACCTGGCAGGCTGGTCATGAAGTCCTTGAGGTTCACCCGCTCATTGACCAACCATTGATTGTTGTTGGTCAAGTAGATGTTGTCTAACATCTGCCGGGTCAGCGTGGTCTTGATCTCCGCCAGATCGGCCAGTTCGTCATCCAGGGATTCGCCAACGTGGCGGTGCGGGACGCGCTTGGCAACGAAGCCGGTAATCGCCACAGCCGGGATAGGCTCATTCCATTGCTTGCCGGGCGGGATCTTGTTGCCAACGGTGACGACCTTGCGCAGCTCTGCGATGCCGTCGCCATCGAAATCGACGCGCACATACGCCTCGCAATACTCGATCTCGTCCATTGAACGGTCGATGATGTTGGCGCCCGTTGATTTGCTCTCGTCGCTGACAGAATCGCGGCTGTATGTCTGCAGATCGTTGTCTGTTTCGTTCAGCGCCGGAAGGTCGTCCACGAAATCACGCGGCATGCCCATCTCGATCAGCTCTGATCGGGTCTTGCGGGTCACATGCTCGGTGAAAGGGCTCTCCTGCAGCGACCCACGGCAACGCTTTGAAACGCGGATTTCCTCGGTCGGCACGGCCAAAACCGTCACCTTGCCTGACTTGCGCGTGACCTTCAGAGTGAGATTGAACAGCTCCACAGGCATGGGGCCTTGCGGGGTGTCGATCAGTTCGGTTGTCGATTCCTGCTCGGTGATCTCTACCTTCGCGCCCTCCTGCTCCAGGGCGCCCAGCATTTGCGCGATCTGATCCAGCGTCAGGCCGCTGTAAGGCACCTCTTCGACCTTCTCGGTTTCTTCCCAAAAGTGCTTGGCGTAGCCGTTCTTGAGTAGAAGCGTGTCCTTGATGGCGTCATGGAGGACCATGAATCCATTGTTGTCACGCATGATCACCTGGTTTGTGTAATCGCTCTCCTGCTGTGATAGCTGCTCGTCCTCTGGTCCAATCGGGTCAAACTCAGCGATAGAGCCGGATTGCGTGAAAACGCGCATGATCGACGGCAAGGCCCAATCCACGGCCTCAGCCAAGTCCTTTGACACGACCGCCGAACGGCCTTCAACCTCGTTTCCGTAGGGCCTGCCATGGTAATGATCCATGGCTTTGGCGCGTTCCTGCGAAAGCTGGCCGTCCTCCACGCCCAGCGCATCGCGCCGCATGGCGGAAACAATCGCGGCCAGATCTTCCGGGCTCATCTTGCTCACTCTGCGGTGTCCTCAAACGTCAGGCCATCGGTCGGCAGGCCCTGACCTTCCAAAGCAGCGATGCAACGGGCGATGCGTTCGGCACGCGGCAGGCTGATGGATTGACCGGCCCAAACGCGGTCGGCGTACGCTTGAGACGGAGACACCTCGACCCATTGCACATCGGTGTAGTCCTTCTGCTCGGGCTGCTCTGCTGCAGCTTTGGGCGGTCGTCCGCGTCGTTTCGGTTCGGTCATACGATGTACTTTGTATTGATGGAAATTGGCTTGTCCCAATCCCCGCCGTCGTTGCTGAGTTCGTCCGCTACCAAGGCCAGATAGCGGAATGCGTCCGCGCCGTGGCTGAATTCATCGTGCAAAGGTTGCACGGCCTCGCCGGTCTTGTTGCTGATGTTCCAGCGGTATCGCTTCAGGCACTCGACAAGCCTTTCGGTGCGTGGCTTGTGAAAATAGACCCGAGGGAACACCTCCCGCGCCCGGTCAATCCCGCTGTTGACTGCCATGTTTGGCACCCTGCGAACATCCCAGCCAAGCCCACGGAGGATCGAGGCATCATCCTTGCCGGTCTGGTGCCGGGTGTGAAACCCGTCGTGCGGCAGGTACAACCCGCCCCAGTTCATCGGCTGGTCATCCAGTCGAAGGCCCCGCAGTTCCGCGCTGTAGTCAGCCAGAATCCGCTGATTGCCCTCGATGTAGTGAATTACCCGGACTTCACTGGCCACCTTCTGGGCCAGGATCAGCGTCATGCTGTCCGCCATGCCCAGGTCAAACACAATGTGCGTCTTCAATCGGGCATCGTGCGGGGCTTCCCTGATCCGCCCGGCTGCGATGCTTGCCGCCATGCTGTCAAAGTAGATCGCGCCCTCAACAGCGGGCTTGCATTTGCCCTCCCAGATGTGGGCGTAGTCTTCTGCCCGCATCGTCTGTTGTGCGTGCTTCCGTTCGGCATCCAGCACGGTCGGAAAATACGGGTTGTCCCAATAGTTCATCTCGACCGAGATGCAATCGGGGGGCGGGTTCAGCACAAACCGCTGGTGCGTTTCGTCGCTCTCAAGCTGCGGGTTGTACGTGGCCCAGATCTCCGATCCTTCCTTGCGGATGGTCGGGATCAGAATGTCCCATGACCTTTTGCTGATGGCCTGCGCTTCTTCGCACCAGACAATATCGACGCCCTCAAACGACTTGAGGGATTCCGCCGTCTGGTCTGACAAGCCAGAGAAATAAATCTGTGAACCGTGCGGCCCCCGGATCTCCGTCGCCAGCACATCGAATACCGGGCCAAGACCCATCGCGCCAATCTGATCGGCCAGCAACTGGTGCACCGACTGCTGAATTGACTTCTGGACTTCGCGGGTGCAGAGAATTCGCGTCTTCTGCTGGGCACAGCGCAAAAGCAGCGCCCTGGCAAAGCCCCAAGACTTGCCAGACCCACGGCCACCGTAGGCGACCTTGTACCGGCATGGCTTGAAAAGGAACTTGAGCTTTTTTGGGAACCGCGCTTCAACCTCAATCGAAGTTGACATTGACCGCGATCCTCATATCCACTTCGTGCTTCGACGGAGCCAAGAAACCATGCATGGCGTTCAATTCCTTGATCGCGCTCACTTTGTCAGGATTCCGGCTTTCCTCGTCGTCTGCAATCTCGGACAGCACCCGAACCGACTTTTCGCGGGTCCAGATGTGTTTTTCAGCTACTTTTGCCCTTAGCTCTGCGACCCTTGATGACACCTTAGTGTTTTTCATCAGGTTGCACGCATTCACCTGAATTGACTCCGCTTTCATCCTCCCGGCGTCGTAAGCCTTGCGGTAGGCATCGGCTTGGGTCATCCCGTCCGCTACTGCCTGCGCGAATGCTTCTTGTTTGGCCGTGAGTTTCACTTTGTCCTCGGGTTCCTTGGTTGTCTGGTGTGTCCAACAAGCCCCCGGCGTCCCAAGAAGGAGACTGAGCTGATAGCCGGGGGCTGCTGGTGCCTGCTGTTTACCCAAAGCAGGTGGGGCCTGGCCTTGACCCCGTGGCCGGAAATGAGGAACCGGCTGGATCGTTGAGCGGTCAGGGTTTGGTCTGCACAAAAGAAAAGCCGCCCGGGTAAGGCGGCAGTTCCCGATAGCTTTCGCCATCTCGTTGACAAGACGTGATAGAAGAATACTATCGATTCAGGAAAAAGACAAGACGTAGGTATTGACTTACCTACGTCCGATCCTTTGCCCTGCTGTTTGTCCTGACGGGGGAGGCTTTCACCTCTTGGATCATCTTGATCAGCACCATGTACTTGTTATCGGGCGCTCCTTACGGGAGCCAATCGCCTACCGTTTGCACGGTGTCTTAACCTCTTAGCCCGTTTCGCCGTCTTCCATGGACCACGGCCAGCCGTCTTGTCAGTGAAGCTGCCACAGGTTCGCCTGTAGTCGCCCGCCTCTTTTCCGCGTGGTATCAGCGGGATACCCTTGATTTCTACGGCTCGGTTGACCGATTGGCCCGATAGCTTTTGCCTATCACCTTCCAGCGCCCAAAAGCAAAAACCCGCTGAGATTGCTCTGAGCGGGTGTTTTTGGAGGCGGCGAAGCCTCCATGCTGGAAGGTAGGCTCTATGCGTCTGCGCGTGCCAATGTGCGCGATTGTAGCGCGGTGTCAGGATTGTGCAAGGCGTTTTTTTCGTTCTCCCGCCAAATACTCAAATGCTTCCGCCCGGCGCTGGTTGCCAAAAAACCACCCCACCAAAAACATGACCAGCAACCACACGGGCGACAAAAGCGCCAGAATGATCACGACGTGCAGCAACGTTTCAACTGCATCCATTACACACCTCCCCGATTGCACAGCATCTGCCGCCCATCCCGGACGAACTGCGCCAGCCCCTCGTAAGACGTTCCAATCACCCGGCAGGCAACCACGGGCTTTGTCCGGTACACGTAAGCCCACCGTATGGCGTTGCGGTGCGGATCGGGAAGGCCTTGGACTAGCTTTTCCATCCGCTGGGCTTCAATGCTGTTTGTTGACTCCCTTTGTACCGGCTGGTGCCACTGCCATGCGTTCGAGCGGCTTTTTGCCCACATGGGATTGACGTGGCCGAT